CATATGAGGTTGCTGGACAACTGATAAAGAATGTCGCTGAAGTGACAGAGAAGTTAGGTGATTTGCAAGAGAAGATGCGTAGATTAAAAGAGGTGCCAAGTAATGCACCCAAGAATGTACAAATGCATTGTTCGTAGGTTCTACTAAAGAATTACAGAAAATGTTGAAGGATAAAATTGAGGATGGAAATAATTGAGAATGTAAAAAGTAATAATATGTGGCCAACAACCACCTATACTTTTACAGTTAATAATATTGATAATGAACGAATAAAAAATAAAATTATAGAGAGAGAACAAAAAGGTTTAGGATTTCGCTTTGATCCAATACAAGGTGGTGGATGGCAAAGCAATAAAGATTTGCTCGATTTAGAATTTTATTATTTGAGAAAATCTCTTCTTATTGGCATAAATGATATATTAGGTGAAATTTATGTTGATGATGCCTCTATTAAAATGATTAATAGTTGGGCAAATATAAGCCGTAAAGGCGAATGCACCATGCCGCATATTCATGAAGAATCTAGTTGGTCTTGCGTCTATTATGTTACACCAACAGAGGATGCAAATCTTTATCTTAAAGACCCTAGATTATTAGAATATATGGATAAGTCTCATCACTTTTTGAAACAACCATATGCTAATGTAATTAGAAAAAGACCATTTGGTGTGGGTGAAGCAATACTTTTTCCTAGTTGGTTAGAACATGGCGTTGGTGCAGGGACTAAGGATAAGATAAGAATAAGCATAGCAAGTAACTTTTTAATAGAAAGATAAAATGGAAGCATATCTAGGAAATCCTAATCTAAAAAAGATTAATGTTCCTCAAGAATTTAGCGAGGAAAATATAATAGAATATAATAAATGTTCTAATGACCCGCTATATTTCATTCAAAACTTTGTTAGAATAGTATCTCTTGATCATGGTCTTGTACCATTTGATATGTATGATTTTCAAAGGGATATGGTAAATTCTATGCATAATAATAGATTTACTATTCATAAATTACCCAGACAATCTGGTAAGTCTACTATCATCATTTCATATCTTTTACATTTTGTTTTATTTAATCCTAGTGTAAGTGTTGCTGTACTAGCTAATAAATCTGCAACTGCAAGAGATATATTAGGAAGATTACAACTTGCATATGAAAATTTACCTGATTGGATGCAGCAAGGTATTATTGCTTGGAATAAAGGTAATATAGAATTAGAGAATGGTTCAAAAATAGTTGCAGCTGCTACATCTTCCAGTGCTGTTCGTGGTGGTTCATATAATGTAATATTTTTGGATGAGTTTGCATATGTTCCATCCACAATTGCAGAACAATTTTTCTCCTCAGTTTATCCTACAATCACTTCTGGCCAGACTACAAAAGTTATTATAGTTTCGACTCCTCATGGTATGAATATGTTTTATAAGCTTTGGGTAGATGCTCAAGATGGAAGAAATGCATATATTCCAACAGAAGTTCATTGGAAAGAAGTTCCTGGCCGAGATGATGCATGGAAAGAGGAAACAATAAAAAATACTTCAGAAACACAGTTCAATTCAGAATTTGAATGTGAATTTCTTGGATCAATTGATACTCTTATATCTGCTATAAAATTGAGAGAGATGGCATATAAAACACCATTGCAAACAAACGCTGGTTTAGACATATATGAAAAACCTAAGCAAGATCACATTTATATGCTAACTGCTGATGTTGCAAGAGGAACAAAAAATGATTATTCTGCATTTATAGTTTTTGATATAACTGAAATACCGTATAGAGTTGTTGCTAAATATAGAGATAATGAGATTAAACCATTAATTTTTCCTTCTAAAATATATGAGGTTGCTAAAGTTTATAATCAAGCATATGTTATGGTAGAAGTAAATGATATTGGTGAACAAGTTGCAAACACTTTACAATTTGATTTGGAATACGATAATTTAGTTATGGCTTCCATGCGTGGTAGAGCAGGCCAAATTCTTGGTGCAGGGTTTTCTGGTGGTAGAGCTCAATTGGGTGTAAGAACAACTAAGGCAGTAAAGAAAGTGGGCTGTTCTAATTTAAAGCAAATGATTGAGGATAACAAATTAATAATAGAAGATTATGATTGCATTAATGAATTATCTACTTTCATAGTGAAGGGATCATCCTTTACAGCAGATGATGGCTGTAATGATGATTGTGTTGCTTGCTTGTTTATATTTGGTTGGGCTACAGATCAAACATATTTTAAAGAGTTAACTGATAATGATATCAGAAAAACTATGCTGAAAGAACAGCAGGACGCATTAGAACAAGATATGGCACCATTTGGATTTATTGTTAATGGTATAGATAGTCCATATGATGATACTATAGATGAATATGGAACCAGATGGTCGCCTGTAGTTAGAGATTATAATACAGATTGGTAAAAAACTAAATAAATTCAATTAAATCATTATCTGCTTTAATCCAACAATTTGTACATAATATTGTAGAGTTGTCTACTAGATGAAATATTTCTTTACGACTTTCATTACTTGTGCCAACTCTTTTTGTTAACTTTCGTATTTCTGCATCATGAGGATAGAATTTGAGACACATAGTTTCACTTTCTCCACAGTGCTGACAAGACTTGTCTGCTAGAAATTCGTTGAGTAGAACAATTCTTTTGCGATAATTTCTACGAGCTACCTTTTTGATGGTGTCTTTATATTTTTCATAATGTTCATTTGGCATGAAATTATTTATATGTTATAACACTTATAAAAGAGAGTTTTTGGAAACTGGTTTTTTATAAATATTATTGAAATAACACTCTTAATATAAAGGAGTAGAAACATGAGCTTTTTAGTTTCACCTGGCGTACATGTCAGAGAGATTGATCTTACAAATGTTGTTCCATCCGTACAAACTACGATTGGTGCGATTGCTAGCGCATTTGAAAAGGGTCCAGTGTCTTCTGTAGTATCGGTCAGTTCAGAAGAGGAATTGGTTGCACTTTTTGGTAAACCTCAAGGTACAAGTAATCAGTTCGAAAATTGGTTTTCTGCTGCAAATTTCTTGCAGTATTCAGACCATCTTAAAGTTGTTCGCTGTGAATCAGCAATTGTAAATGCTGGTGCGAATAGCGGTATTCTCATTCGTGATGATGAACATTATGAAGCATCCTTTTCTACAGGACAAGGTTCGCATGGTGAGTGGACTGCCCGTACTGCTGGTACTTGGGGTAACTCAATCGGTGTGCAGATTTGTGCGACTGCAACTTCATTTGAACAGAATTTCAGTACAAATCAGTTAGTTGCTGCTGCAGCAAGTGCTGGTGCTGAAACAGTCACAGTTGATGATGCTGATGCAAGTGGTTATGCATTTAACGTAGGAGATTTAATCTCTTTCTATTCAGATAATTCTGGTACAGTTCCAGTTGATGAATTTAATGAGTATGAGGTTACAGCTATTAATGCATCAACTAACGTATTGTCAATTCGTCTAAAAGATGATCCAAATGGTGCTGGTTTGCAAAATGATATTGCAGACGACTCAAAGATGAGGCGTAAATGGAAATATCACGACTTGTTTGCAAATGCGCCTGGCACTTCTCAGTGGGCAACCGATAATGCTCGTGGAGGTGGTGATGAAATGCACGTTGTTGTTTATGACACAACTGGTGATATCACTGGATACGATGCTGATGTTGCGGGCCAGAGAACTTCTAGTGTCATAGAAACCTATGCAAGCTTGTCAAAAAGTTCAGTTGCTAGAGATGCTCAGGGTAGTAGCAATTACTATGTAGATGTGATTTTCAGAAAATCTAGTTACATCTACTGGACGGATCATATTTCTGCTGGTTCAAACTGGGGTACAGATACAACTACTACTTACACTTCAGTTGTTCCAATTACAATTGATTCACTTACAGGTGGAACAGACGATTATGCTGTTTCTGCTGGTGAACTGGAACTTGCATATGACAAGTTTGGTGATACAGAATTACATGACATCAATCTAGTAATTGGTGGTAAAGGTGGTGGTGCTGGTGACACAGCTGCTACTCAAGATACTCATGTAACAATGATTACAGCACTTGTTGAAGATAGAAAGGATTGTGTGGGATTTGTTTCTCCATATCGTTCTGCGACTGTTGGTGTTGCAAGTTCTGCGGCAACTTCTGCTAGGGCAGTCAACAATGTAAAAACCGCATATGACCTTTGCCCTGCATCATCTTATATGGTATTCGATAGTGCATACAAGTACATGTATGATAAGTACAATGACGTATATCGGCATGTTCCAGTGTGTGGCGATACTGCTGGACTTTGTGCATACACAGATGGTGTTGCTGATCCTTGGTTCTCTCCTGCTGGTTATACACGGGGTAATGTAAGAGGTGCAATTAAATTGTCCTTCAATCCAGATAAGGCAGCCAGAGATATTCTTTATCAGGCGAGGGTTAATCCTGTTGTCAACTTCCCAGGCCAAGGTGTGGTTCTTTTTGGTGACAAGACTTCTCTTGCAAAACCAAGTGCGTTTGATCGTATTAACGTGCGTAGGTTGTTCTTGGTTCTTGAGAAAGCTATTGCAACTGCTGCTAAATACATGCTCTTTGAATTCAATGATGAGTTTACACGGGCTCAGTTCCGTAATATGGTTGAACCGTTCTTACGAGATGTTCAAGGACGACGAGGTATCTTCGACTTTAAGGTTGTATGTGATAGCACAAATAACACGGGTGAGGTTATTGATCGAAACGAGTTTATTGGAGACATCTACATTAAACCTGCTAGGTCGATTAACTTCATTACACTAAACTTTATAGCAGTGCGAACTGGTGTATCGTTTAGTGAGGTAGGAGGTTAATCATGGCTAACATAGATGACTTCAAAGCTAATCTAATCGGTGGTGGTGCTCGATCTAATCAGTTTAGGGTTACAATTACTGCACCTACAGGAATTGCAATCGGACTTGATGTTCGTAGAACTTCTTTCCTTGTGCGATCTGCAAATTTACCAGCAATGTCTTTAGGAGAAATTCCAATTGCTTTTAGAGGTAGAAACATATACATTGCGGGTGATCGTACATTTGATGAGCAATGGACAACTACTTTCTTCAATGATACAGATTTCATGATTCGTAATGCCATGGAAAGATGGTCTAACGGTATCAATGATCTTGCAGATAATACTGGTGTAATTGCGCCAGCAGATTATCAAACTGATCTGACTGTAGAACAGTTAGACCGTGATGATGCAGTTCTAAAAAGTTATATCTTTAGAAGTGCATGGCCGGTTAATGTTTCTTCAATTGATTTAACTTCAGATAATGCTACTGCCATTGAAGAATTTAGTGTAACTTGGAGGTATCAACACTTTGAAGCTTCCGCCGTCAACTTCTAATTTGAACCTACTAAATAGAGATAACTGGTAGGAGTTATTATGGCAGACCTTTTCGGATTCAGTATACAAAGAAAAAATCAGGATAAGAGTGGAGAAAAAACATTCTCCACTCCGACTCCTGATGACGGTACGGTTGATATTGCTGGTGGTGGTTTCTTTGGACAAGTTCTTGACACAAGTAGTAGAGAACGAACCGACTTAGATTTAATTCGGCGATATCGTAATATTGCTCAGCAACCTGAATGTGATACTGCTATTGAAGATATTATAAACGAAGGAATTGTTTCAAACCAAAGTGATCAAGCAGTAGAGATTAGTTTAGATCGCTTACCTTATCCAGAAAAAATTAAAAGAAAAATTCGTGCAGAATTTGATGAAGTTTTGCGGCTGATGAATTTTGAAGCTAAAGGTCATGACATTTTTCGACGTTGGTATGTTGATGGTAGAATCTATTATCATAAAGTTATTGACACAAAAAATCCAAGAAAAGGTATTACCGAATTAAGATGGATTGATGCGGTAAAAATTAAAAAAGTCAGAGAAGTTAAAAAAGAAAGAAACAATAAAACCGGCGTTGAGATGATCGAAAAAATCAACGAATATTTTATATATAATGAAAAAGGATTAGGTGGTGTAGCTGGTGTAGGAACAGGTGTTACAGGCCAAGGAATAAAAATTGCAGTAGATTCTATTGCATATACTCCTTCTGGTTTGATTGATGGTAATAGTGGTAGAGTTCTTTCTTATTTACATAAAGCAATCAAGCCTGTAAATCAATTGCGTATGATTGAAGATGCACTTGTTATCTATCGTATTTCAAGGGCACCAGAACGCCGCATCTTTTATATTGATGTTGGTAATCTTCCAAAGATAAAAGCAGAGCAATATCTCAAAGATGTGATGAATCGTTATCGCAACAAGCTTGTGTACGATGCTACTACAGGTGAGATTCGTGATGACCGAAATCACATGAGTATGCTAGAAGATTTCTGGCTCCCTCGCCGTGAAGGTGGTAGAGGAACAGAAATTACAACTTTGCCGGGCGGTTCTAATCTTGGTGAGATTGATGACATCACTTATTTCCAGAGAAAATTATATCGTTCTTTGAATGTGCCAATTTCTCGTATGGAATCTGATGCTGGATTTACTCTTGGCCGTGCAACAGAAATAACAAGAGATGAATTAAAATTTACAAAATTTGTACAGCGAATTCGTAAGAAATTCTCTCCACTATTTACAGACATTCTTAAAACTCAACTTTTGTTAAAAGGAATTATTGCCGAAGATGATTGGCAAGAAATACAAGAGCATATTCAATATGATTTTCTTGCGGATGGCCATTTTGCAGAATTGAAAGATGCAGAACTTTTAGAAAATAGACTTAACCAATTACAGACAGTGGAATCTTATATTGGAACATTCTTCAGTAAAGAATATGTGCTAAAGAAAATTTTACGCATGACTGATTCAGAAATAGAAGAAATGAGGGATCAGATTGCAAGTGAAGTTGAAACAGACCCAATGGATGGCGGGATCGTTATGCCAACTGGTGGTGATGGTATTAAGAGAATACCAACTGACCAAGGTGGTAATCCAATTGATCCATATACGTCACCAGCTGAGAGAGAGGATCAGGCAATGGGAATACCACCCGCTGAAGAAGGTGGTGAAGAAATACCGCCGGAAGAACCTCAACAATAAGAAAGGACAAGACCATGAGCAGAGAATTTATAGATGCAATTGCATCAGGAAATAATTTAGATGCTGAAGATGAATTTAAA